ATGTAATTAGATTCTGAGTCAAACATAAAATCTTCCATTTGATTGATTATGTTTTCTATTGCAATCAAATTCCTTGTATTCAACATTATGTTTCCTTTGTTTATATCTAATAATAATATTAACTTTGTTAATTCATCAAACAACTCATATCTAAAAAGATCTATCGAACGAATAAAATCGTCTGGAACTGTAGTAATCAATCTTATTCTGTCATCAATCCAAGCCATTAAGTAAGTTTTAATATATCTTCTGGCGAAAGCGAAACTTGTTTCTTAACAACAACCAATGAGGCTATTTTATAAAATTCTTCTTTTACTTTCTCAATATCGCCATATATAAATTCTTCCTTTTTTTCGTTTTCAATTTGGTTTAATATTGCCATGAATTGAAAGTGAATAATACCTTGTGTTTCTGACACTGTCCTGCCAATCAAAGAAATTGCTACATTATCTTCTTTTCCAAGAAGAGGGTCGATGTATTCACAAATCTCTAATAATCTTAGCATCCTTTTGTCATCAGAGAATCTAAGCTGAACAAGCGAATTTATAAGTTTATAATTAAAAAACTGAGGAACAACATCTCTATAGTCTTTCAGTTCTTTTGTTATTTGATCAAGGTTTTTTATACTGAATTCACTTCTTCTAATTAATGTGTATTCTATCTTTTTTCTCATTCTAATCCACGCTATGTCTTCAATTACATAGTCTTCGATGTCGTATATTTGTGTAGCAAACTTAATAGCAGTTTTATACCACTCGCCCTGGTCAATGAGCGACTCTGTCGCCGTTACCGCTCCAGGTCTTTTCCTTGATAAGTCAAAGTTTACAGACTCTCCTGCCCTTTCAATTAGTTTGTCAATATGTTTATCAATAAATTCCATTGGTTCAAAAGGAGGAGAAACCCAAGTAAGACCAGGAAATGGAACCTCTTTTCCTCCAGTTAATCTTTCTGGAGGCGTGTGCACAAAGTCCGTAAATGGAGTAAACGAATGTTTTTTCCCTGAGCCGGTACATTTTGGGCAAGTGATTTTTAATTCGTCTTCCATTATCCAACCATTCCCCTCACATCCTTGATAGTCACATTCTTCTGAAAAATACGATCTTGTTGGGTATCCAGTTCTTCTAATTATGGTTGAGAGTGTTGAACTCTCAACGATAACTGTATTTAAATATGGAACACAATCCTGAAAAAATGATTCCCATATTATGCTTTGCTTTTTGTTTCTTGGAACACCTTTTAATTGGTAGGCTGGTAGCCTATTTCTTTTATGATCGTATCTTTTTATAATATCAAAATTGTATTGCTCTTTCTTGCCTGTTTGTGTTATTCTGTATTCTGAAGTATCATCAATGAATACAAATTCAAGTCCCGAATAATCGGATTCATGTTCTGAATTTATTAATTCAATTGACCTGCTTGTTATTCCTAAAAAATAATATTTATTTATTTCAAGCACATCTTCTGAATTAAGAAGTGCAACTATTGGTTCATAAGATTCTGTATCTTTAGATGGAAGGTCTTCCAGGGTTACGAAGGCGACAGCGTTGGGGTCTAAAGCTTTTACATCGCTAACCACTTCTGCAAAGTATTCGTTTAAACCAGAGTAATTAGGATAGCCATCTGAAATATATCGTTTGAACTCGTCATCTTTTGTTTCAATGTACACGCCGTGATATATTGAAGACATTGCTTTGATAAGTCTATTAAGTGGCGACTTTGTAAAAGAAGCAAAAGACATTTTTCGCCACTCTAGCTCTTGATCTGATTCGCATGGTGCGTTATTACCAATTAGGTCTTCTGGAAAAATACCCTCAGAATGAATTTCTAATTCCCTAGCCAACTCTATAGATCTTACATATCTGTAACTATATTCTAAAATTGAATCGCCTTTTTTTACCTTGTATAAATTTACAAATTTATTAATATTTTCAATTACCGCGTCAAGGTAAATACTTTTTTCACCAGAAAAATCTTCAGAATCAGAAATAGAAATCTTTGAGTTGCTCATTTTTTTATTGTTCTTTTGCTGAACTGGAATTTTGATATATTAGACCTTGTAATACCCGATTTGGAAGACAACCTGCTAAATTGATTTTGTTTTTTAACCCCTGACAAAGAGTTACTTTTAAGTTTTGAGCCTCCAGTGCAGCACATTCTAGTTAAAATTTACAAATTTATTTTTAATAAGTTTGTCTAGGTCTTGTTTCATTCCCATTGCAACTAATTCACTTTTGTACATATTTTTTATTCCTTTTGACATAAAAGATTCATTACCAAAAAGCCCAATAAACTTATAGTTTTTTCTCACTTCTTCTTCACCAACGAAATTAGGCGATGATTTGAGGTTAAAATAAATTGGTTGACCGATTGAATAATCTTTTCTTTTAGCAAGAACGGAATTTAAAAACAACTCGTCGGGCAACTGCTGATTTATTTTTTTTCTTCCCCATTTTAATAACAAATCTTTTCTTGACATTTTACTTTCAAATAAAAAGTAATTGCAAAGAGCGTCTATAAATATCTGTTCTGTATATTCACAAACTTTTATAAATTGAATACTACTGTTAGTACCGGGTATTGGATCGTTTTTTTCCAAACCAAACGCATTTCTCATTTTTGCTAACTCCATCCACTGCATTCCTGAATAAACCCCAGACCCCTCTGTTGTTGTTCCATTTGTTTGAATACCGTAATCAATATCCATGTTCAGCAAATCTATTGGATTTGAAACGCACAATCCATCTACATCAAGGTAAAGGCAAGCTTCCCATTCTTTCGGTATATATTCATATAGGTTTAGTTTTAAAAAACCAGGAGAAAGAAACCCATTTCTTCTGCAGTGCTCTGTTTTTACTTCTGTTTTTATATCAAAAATACCCATATCTATTTTAGACACGGCATCTTTTTCATATATGACTTGTATTAAACAATCTGGTAAAAAAAAACGAAGTGAGCGGGCTATATTATACGCCCACTCACCGTAGTAACGTGACCCAACAGATATGAGAGTAAACCCCCTCATTATTCCTCGTCAACATCAAATATCTCATCTGGAGCCGTGTATCTTGCAGGATACCATTCTCTTGAAGCTGTCCATGAGGCGGTTACAGAGTAAACTTGGTATTCTGTGTTTGACTCTGGCAATGTTGCGGGGACTGCGGCGAAGGTTACGTTTTTGTTAACGACTCTGATTTGGTTGTTTTCACATTCAAACCAAACAAGATTTAAAGTTCTTGAATTTAACTTCGAATAAAATTCGTCGTTTGTGTCGTTGACGTTGGCATCGATAAATGGGAACGTATAATCGAACCCTGTTAATATTTGTTCTGCTCCGCACCCCTGAGGGTTAGGTTGCGTTTTTGGAGCCCCGGCTGGGAAGTTGCCTTTTATGCCTAGAACAATTTTGGCTTTATTGGCAAGAATGGCTGCGGCCCATTCGTCCTTGTCTGAAAAATTAATTATGCCATGGCTTTTTTCAAGGATACCAATAGCATTATTACCACCGCTCAGAAGAACACCGCAAAGATTCTGCTCGTGTTCTCCTAAATCAGCAAAACAATAACTCATGATTTGTATGATTTAAAATGATCGATTAATTTATCTCGATTTTAGCAGAATCAAGAAGCCGCAACAAAAACACAGATACACAAAATTACCTCAATAAATATCGCGTTTAAAATAATTAAATACCATGTTTTAAACACGTTATATAGAAACAACAACAACCCTGTGGGTTGGTTCTTGGTTTTCTGACAAGACTGTGTAATTGCAATTGCTCAAACCACTATCTTTATGCGTTTGATTTTTAAAAATGTGTGAGTTTTTTCTATGCATTTTTCTTGATATAGCGCTTTTTAAAGCGTGTTCATGCTTTAAGCTCCTAAAAATTCCATTTACTCTTTTTATTTCTAGGTTGTTGTTTTCGCACCTTTTTAGAAGATCGTCATCTTCCGATCCCCACCCCCAAAATTCATTACAAAAACCATTTATTATATTAAAAAGCTCTACAGGAAAAACATTAACGCCGCCAAAGTAGTTATAGTAAGGCATTTTATATTTGAATTGCTCAACTTTTGTAGCCAGGTGCAATATTTTGTTTTTATCCGATAAATACAAATCAAAAAAAGGAATCATATCAACATCATGAATGCAAAAATGTGTTGTTTCTTTGTCCATTAAAGAAAATCCAACATTTAAAAGCTTCCCCCTATTAAACGGTTTCCCCTTTTCTTGTTCTATTACCAATATGTTTGCGAATGGCACCACGCTCAACACTTGTGGAACAAAAATTTTGAGATGATCAGCCCTGTCTCTATATGGAACGCATATTGTTAGCATCGTTGTATATATTTAATATTCTATCTCTATGACTTCCTTCAAATTCCCTGCTGTACCACGAGTGCAAGGCGAATCCACCTATGTTGGTACTTATGCCATCTTTCATATTTTCGCATAGAATATCTATTCTTGGTTCTTTTCTTAGTCCATAAAAAAAACAATTAAAAGGTTCGTGAAATGCGCAGCCAGGTACGACAAAGCCAGTCGAGGCATATTTAATAAACCCAACAGAGTTTAATAAAACTTTTCTCACCCTACTTGGTATAAATATGTTAAAGAACGGGTTGTGTACAAATTTTGCATTGTTTCTGTGACTGCAAAAATCCAAAGAGTCGGGCATGCCGGAAAGCGTTATCCCTGGTTTTATAAACGATTCTAATCTTTCCCAATCATAGACGAAGCAATCTTCATCTATGTTAATGATAAAATCATAGTCTAGGTTCTGAATGTCTTTTAGGTACCTAAGAGCGTCACTCCAGTGATCGTAATTTACAAACCTATGTCTGCATACACTATCTGGGAAAAAAGAACTGGATAGCGCGTAAAGATCTTCTGACCTAGACCGCGTAGTTATGCAATATTTCATAAAAAAGTATTCACGTGCCTATTGCCCCCGGTATGTAACACGTAGGGGCTTTCAGATATAGAAGCATACATACCCTTTTTTTTGTAATATAAACCAAGTGACGCCTCGCATTCCCAAGGCCTATTATTGTTTGAAGAAAATTTTGAATACCCTTTGTCTGGATAATCACTTTTTCTTTTCAAGGTAGGATTGAAGGTAAAACCATGCCAAATATTCATGTGATTTAATACAAGTTTCCCATTTTTAACTGGGTGTCCATTTGTGTCATTTCTTGCTCTCAACCAATGGCATATACAGTTTTTATCTTCAAGGGCTTTTAGACTTTCGTTTATAAACCCATTTCTTGTAAATACCCAATCGTCTTCCAAGTGGAAAAAAAAATCTGTATTAACCGCTTTTATACATTTATCTATGCCTTCTATTTGTCCAGAAGGTCCATTAATAATTTCAAAATTACGCAACTCTGCAAAAGATGGAAGAGCCAAGCCAGAATCTTCGTGTATAACCATTTTTGATGGTAACACATCTGCGAAAAAAAAGAATGTTCGTAATGTTTGTTTTAGAAGATCAAAACGATTACAACTTGTAACTATTAATGTGTACTGCATATTAGCACTTTTCTATTTTTAATATTTTATTTTGTTCAAACACGTCTATAATAAAACCGCCAAGAGAGGAAAACCTATCCCAGTTGGGGGACAAAGAACCGCTATTGGAAACGTATTGCTTAGCATTTATTCTGAAATCTTTTGTTCTTATAGCCCACGTTATCCAATCTATGACCTGTTGAGGAACAGGTCTGCCTTGCAATTCATAAATTATTATCCTGTCTGAGTTCAACAATTTATTATTCCCGAAGTCGTTTCTTGACAAGTCAAACGAATCGTCTTGATAATCTGGAAATCTTAAATTAGCAATTACATAATATTGTTCTTTATATACCTCATCGGTATCTAACCACCTTGAGAGTGTTTCTTTTATTATAAAATCATTAACTATCTCACCTGTTAATAACACATATTCCGACATGTCGTCTAACAAGTCAATGTTTGCAAAGGGAGTACAAAAAAACGGTGCTATTCTATCAGAAGAAAGAAGTTCTTTTCCCGATGGAGTAAAATAACCCCCTGCTTTGTTGTAGTATGTATTGTATATATTAAAAGACTTAACTGTTACGTTGTCAATCTCTGTTGATCTAAATTCAACTCCTGTTATTTCATATCCTTTGATGTTTATATAGTAACTAGGCCCGGCAGACGGGGGTATGTAATCAGATACATCAATCTCACCGTTATTAGTTAGAATAAAAACAGATGGCTTGTCAACCAACGGTTCTAAAGTAAAAAATATAACATAATTGCATGATTTTGTTGTAGTAAAAAAATTCTCATCGATAAGATAAGCCGCCTTGTTTGTTCCAACCGCCCCGCCAGAAGTATGGACCAATTGATTTGCAACAAAAGCCCAGCCAGTTCCTACATTATCAATTGACCACGGTGGGTCACTTTGAATTTGAAAATTAATCCTACCAACCAAGCCGTTAAAGTTGTTTAAATAAAATTGGTAACAACCTAGTTCATAATCCATTCCTAGCTTAAAGGTTGATCTATCGTGAGCATTAAAAGACGGAGATATAGAATCAACAAGTGTTTCACCGGAATATATATCTAGAACAGCTCTTGCCACATAATAAATACGCAAACCCGTCAAAGTGTAATCAGACTCGCCAGATAAGTCTATTAATTTTAAATCTAATCCTACGGGAATTCCGTAAAATGACCAAGTTCCATTACTGTTGGCGTTAGGACTTTCGCCTAACATAGAAAAGGAAACAGGGGCTGTACCGCCCATTACCTGAAGCGCCCCGCCAGAATAGTTTTCAATATCAACCTCGACAACGAATCTATTTGTTGTATTTGGATAAAAATTTTCTATTACAAGGCTATTCTCAGCAGCTGCTGCTGGACTAAATTGAAAACCAGACTGCCCCCAAGTTATATTATTTAAAACAAGCTGTATTGAATAAATCCTATATTCGTCCCCCAGCGTGCCAGATCCAAAAATATCACCGCTTGTGGTTATGGCTGTAGTTGAAACAATGGTTACATAAGAAGATTGACCTGTTGAAGCATTAACAACAAGGTCGCCGATGGAGATAGGGGGATTAGTAAAATTTGCAGTAGTATCAATTAACTGAAAAGACCCAACGAGGTCGGTGTTTCCAGATTCTATAGATTCAATCGCCGCCCCGCTTTTTATATCAAAGCCAACCTTTTCAAATTTAACCTGAAAAACCATTTCCTTTAAAGCCAACCAAGGCATAGAATAATCACTTATTATGCAATTTAACCTATCGTAGTGATCGTTACTGAAAGGAACCGGAGAAGAGTCGGTTGGCGTTATCATGTTTTTGTATCAATTACTATTGTTGACTCTGAATAAGGTGAAAAATCTATTTTTTTAAGGTATCCAGTAACTCCGTTTAATGTTATTTTTTTATCTACTTGTGTTATCATTGACAAGAAATCATCTTTGCAAATAGCTGTTTCACATTGAAATATAGACGGTACAGAGGAACTAAGCAAAAACAAGCTTGATTTAAACGTGGATTCTTTTTTGTATGTGAAAATCGAATCTACATCGATACCACTAAAAGAACTTATTAACCAATATTCTGTCCCTGCCGCGTCTTGCCTCGCAAATGTATAGCTAAATTCATATTTAACGGTAGAAACCTGAAAAGAATCAGCATTGGGATTTGTAAACGTTTTAAATCTTTGATCGTATTCAAATAAATTAGACGGAACAAGTATTGTTTCTAGAACTATAAGTGGAGCATTTATACCAACCCATTTTATTTCAATAAAGAAATCAGCAACAAACAAATATAACCCATCACTCGGTAGAGTATATTGACCAGTCAAAGCCGCGGGGTTGTAGTCTCCGCCAGGGTCGGAAATAACATCGTCATAATCAGGCGCTGGCGTTACATTGGAATAATCAGCTGATAATCTTGCTTCAAAATCTCCAAATATTCTTCCATCATTTGAAAAAACTGTGTTATGTATCTCTGTATTCCAGTTCGCAATAACAGACTGGTTGTTTAATCCTTGATTATAATAAAACTTACCATCGCCAATTGTGTCATATTTTATCGACGAAACACCGTCTGTTTCAACTATTGCAATAAATGTTGGCTCTAAATCGTCTCCATTTATAGAGGCCTCAATACTATTAGAATCAATTATAAAATTTCTCGTTACAAGATCTAAAGAGTTCCTTGTTACGCACTTGCCTGATATATTATAAACCTGCTTATCCCAAGTAACTAGGTTCACATCTGGATAAGAAGTGGTTGGCGTTGTGTCGCTATTCCTGTAATCTTCTGAGCCGCAATTCAACACAGAATATATTTTGCTAGCATCTATATTTTCTTTTAAAGAGGTCAAACCATCTACGGAAAAAGAATTTCCTTGCTTTCTGAAATAAGGCCTTGGTTCTATTCTTAAATATTTTTGATTTAAAATAACCTCCATAGAACCCCTTAGGCAATATAAAGTATTTAAATCTTCGAATATCTTTTCGTAACTAAGCTTTGGCGACTGATTTAAAGAATAAGACGGTGAAATTAATTCTTGAACAGTAACAAACACTAAATTGTAATTTACGCCGCCAACGCCAAAAAAATCACTAATTAATAATACATCAGAATCCGTTATCGCTCTTAAAACAAAATCCAAACAGTCAAAAACACGATAACAATTTCTTGTGCCCGCCGAGGCCCCCGTAACAACATCGTGAAAATCAATTAATATATCCCCTACCGGGGCTATAGATTGGTTGCTAGAATCTTTCCCTACAGAAACAAAATATTCTTGCTTTTCTTTGTTTTTAATTATGGCAAGTATATCCCCGTCGCTCACCGAGGTATTGACGTAGCATTGAACCCTATCGAACATACATTCTGAAACGAAAATTAAACCAGTGTGAACCAGAGTTTCGTCCAAGTATATTTCAACGTATATTGTATTACAATAACCATCTGTTCTTACCTGGCTTATGTACTCGTATCCATCGCCATAAAAAGTATAAGACGAAGGACCAACAACAGAAAATAAAACGTCATCTTCCCAAGAACCAGAAAAAGACCCTTCGTCAAACTCAGTGGGCGTGAACTCGGCCCCGTCTAGTGTTAATCTAAAATTCATCTGAATCTTTTGGTATCGTTGCTAGACTTTAATTCCCTGATCGATTCCTTGGCAATCCTAACCGTTCTATTCTTTTTTACTTCTCTCCTTAATAAATAATCATCATATATTATTGACTCTTCTTTTTGTTCTTTTTTACCCATTGCTTCTTTTAGCAGTGGATAAACATAATTGTCCATTATATAATTATCAACAGTTCCGTCGTTTATCGAATCGATTAAGTCTAGATTTTTGTTAACAGCATTATTATTGTATACAGTAGAACCCTTTGGAAGGTCGATTATTTCAGGACCTTCTTCGCCAACCAAAAACCTACCCTTTGGCGAAGATGAAACCCCATCTTTAAATGCGGCTGCCACGTCGGGTATAGACGTAGCAAGAATTGTTGAAACTCTTAACCCTGCCCTTATGTATGCAGCAGTAGAAAGGGGAGCCAAGGCCGCGGCCTGGAGTGGACCAAGCGGGGCGGTGGCCAGGGCCAGGAAAGACAATTCACCCTGAAGGTTCAACCCTACTTGCGCTATTGATATAAGTCTCTCAAATAACACAAGCTTTGCTTGCGTGTCTGCTATTTGTTTTAGTTCTTTTTGTTTTTGCGCCTCGCTTAGGTTGCTATTTTCTATTTTTTTAGACTGTATTTCTGAGAAAGCAGCCGATATTGTTCCAATCAAAGTAGAAAAAGTACTTAACGCGTCTTGGGTTAAGTCAAAATTTGTATTGCTTATTTCCTCTTGAAAAGATCGATATAAATCGGCGGCCGTTTGGAGTTTATCCCTGTAATCATCTAGAGACATTCCAAATACCTCGAAGTCATTTTGTTCTTCTTCTGTTCTTCCGAATAGATTTAATTTTTCAAAATCAGATTTTATTTCTTCATTAAACCTATTTATCTCTTCGGCTCTCGCTTTGTTAAACCTTTGTAACTCCGTTTGCGTTGATAATCCTATCTTATTTAGCTCTGCGCCTATGTCAAAAAATTCAAATGTTTTCCTAAATATCTCGTCAGCCACGGCCTGCATGGTAAGTGTTTGTTCTTTTAACTTACCAAGCAAAAAATCTAATCTATTTTGTATATTAGTTTGGATATTTTGTATGCCGGCTATAATCCCCCTGTCGTTTGATTCTGATATAATTTGGTTTAATCTATCAATCTCCTCGTTAAGTTCTTTTACGCTTGCCGTATTAATATCAAATATGCTAGAAATGTCTTCAGTTTCCCCGCCAAGTTTTAATTCAAAAAAAACCGTTTTCAACGCAGACAATACTGACGACAAACCAAGTATTTCTTCCCTTGCGTTTCCTATTAAATCTAATTTTTCTTTACCTAAGCCAAAAAAATTTAATATATCATCCCCAACCTCACGCCCTCCAGCTGCTTGGGACCTCAAAAGACTGCCTGGCCTTAATTGAAATTGTATTTCTTCTATACGTTTTTTTACTTCCTCTCCAACATCGGCAGCGGTTCTAGAACCTTCTTCTAATATATCTTTATAGGCTTTTATCTCTTGTTCTGTAATCATCTTTGTATTAAAAGCGACGTCTGCTAGCCTGCTTGAGCTGGGGTTAAACCCAAAATTTACAAGGTTATCTACCGCGGTTACCGCTCTTCCGGCGGCATCGGTTATCGCCTCAAATACTGGAAGAAGCAAATCAGATAGCCTTACCCTTAAATTATCAAAATTTGCCGTTAACCTTTCTTGCCGGTCGGCTAGCGAGTCTAGCGAGCTAACCCCCTCTTTGCCCAATCTATCATTTATTAAAAAGTCAACCGCTTCGTAATAATCTCCAAGCTCTTGAACCTTTTGACTTAATTCAACGGAAGATATACCAAGTTGTTCCAGCGCCCTTGGCGAGTTTCTACCAAGATTATTTACTACGCTGTCTGATATATCGGTGATTGATTTATTTAAAAGACCAGATTGTATTTTTGCTAGCTCTAAACTTTTTACAAATGTGTCAATGGGAACATTAAGGTCTCTAGCCCTCAGGGCTTGTTTCATTAAATTAATATCACTAACCGTCCCTTTCGTTGCTTCTCTTAACTTTTCTATTGTACCTATAGAAAAAGCAGAATTAAAGGCGTGCCTAACTTCTTCAGCCTCTTTTTGTATATCATTTAAAACCTGACCAATTTTTATTAATTCTCTAACCGTAAGGGCCGCCGTGAAAGCCTTAAAAAACGACTTTACAACCTTTGTCGTTCCACTGACTTTTCTCGAAGTATCATCAAACCCATTAGAAACCTCTTCTGCGGATTTTTTTCCGGCATCACTCAGGTCAAGTAACTCTTTTTTGAGTTCCTTTGTTTCTTCAGCAAGCTCGTCTAATTTAAGCCCGTACTTGATAAGAATTTCTTGAACTTCTACTCCATCTGCCATTTCCCAAAAATAATCAAACAAGTTCGCTTAATAACTTTATTTTTTCTTTATAACCGGAGGTTTTTTCCTGTTTGCAATAATCTCATCAACGTGTCTTTCTAACAAAAACAAATACCAATCTGAATTTATTGAATCAATTAACAATAATTCTGATATTAACCCCCTTGATAAAATAACCTTTTCTTTTTCAAGAAGTTGGTTATATATATACATTTCTAACTTAAAGCTTCTGATAGTTTTGTCTCTCGGTCTTTGAACAAATTTGCCTGTTGTTGATAATTTTTCAATAACCCGTTTGCGTTCTTTATTAAACCTGTTGGTGATGGTAATAAGCTGGCTAAACCTGCTCTGTAAAAAAAATCATGAAGATTGCCCTCCATGTCAACCATTAGTTGTTGAATCTTTTGATTGTGAATATCTTTAGAAAACTTATACGGGTCCTCGTCTTCTCGTATATAAAATACACATACTAATTCCATTAACAAATCGCTTGGCGCGGTAATTTCTAATCTTTCTTTTAAGAATCTATTGTGATCAGCCAGTTGTTTTAGTTTTATTTCTTGTTTTATTGTTGAATAAATTATTTTATCATGATTTTCTAAATACAAAAGCATGTCGCTATTTGATATTTTATTTTTATTTTGTCTTAAGTATTCGTCTGCCTTGTTCATTCTACAGAGCGGCACATTTGCTTCGTCTATGAATCTATAATATTTTAATTTTTTTGAATCTGAAAATCTATATTCGCATTTTGAAAAATCTAAATCTTTCTTCGAATTTTTTAGGTCAAAAAGTCTATTAAAAAAATTCATGTTATTTACTAATTGTGTCGTAAACTATTGAGATAAAACCATAACAACAAATCACAATTGGTATTATAACAAAATATTCAATGTTGTCGTTTATTAATTTAATATAATTCCAATTCTTGTATACAACAAATATTGTAGTTCCGTATAAAGATGACATACACATTGGACAATGTAGTATTGGATAATAAAATATACTTGGATTATTTTGTTTGTCAGTAAAAAACCTGTCTAGGAATCTCCTAACAAAGTGAAGCGGTTCACCTTTTCTTGTTACCTCGTATGTACCAATAACAAACAAAGAAGTAAACAACACGATGCACAAAACTTCTATTATTCCCATTTTAACATATTGTTTTTATTGTAAAAAGTAAACACTCATAGAATGCCGATTCAGAAGCGTGCGGCCTTATAGGTACAGTGTCTTCCCCGTCGACATAAATTGGTTCAAGTATATAAATATTATATGATTGACCGTCTTCAAAAAAATCATCAACAAGGTCTAAAAGAACATTTGAATTTTCGTCAACATCAACAGAAAAAAATTCTGTTCTTTTGGTCCCAAGATTTGTAACAATCGCCAAGAGACTTTCCCCATTATATTCTGGGTCCACTACTCCAATATTATTAACGCTAGACAATCCCTTATAAATATTACAAATATCAAAACAAGCTGTGCATGGCATGGTTATCTGTATTTAGATGGCTTATCTATGAAGTCGTAAAGATACCTATTAATTACGTAACGAACCGTATCCAATGCGTCGGCCCTTTGTTCTAGTTTGCTTCTGTTTTTCTTTGGAATTCCACTGTCAACATCAGCCTCCGTGTTCTCTGCCTCATATATAAATATCTTACAATTTTCGCTTATTAATATATCCTTATGCGCGTAAAAAATATAGTTGCAAAGCTCCCTATTATCAGAAACTCTTGGATTAGACAACGGAACATGAAACCTATTATCTGATATTTTTAACAATGACTTTATCAACTTCCAAGAAGACCTATTGTCTATCTGGTTTATGTCATTCTTTTCTGCTGTTGCGTCTCCAGTCACATAGCAATTGCTTAGATATCTACTTGGGTATTTTTCTTGTATCTTTTTAATTATGCCGGGGACGGAACCCTTGGACATAGATATCTCGTCAATAATCCTCCAGTGATGTCCTCTATCAAACCACATTTGGTGAACCGTAACCATCATGGGGTCATAATTAAAATCAAAGCTAAAGATCAACGGCTTGTCTTCTTTAAATAATTTTTCTTTTGTTATAAATGTTCTGTTAAAGTTAAACAACCAAGGCGATCCAACGTCTGATTTTCCCCACTTGTTTAAAACGTATATTTCATATTTCCTTGGATTAGTATACTTATATAATTCGTACCGAGCTCTGTCTTGTGGCGAAAGGTATTCATTGTCGTTAAAATCAAATTGACAAACAGTTGCCTTAATTTCAATTAAATCACCGGTCTTGGGGTCTAATTCGGATAGGTCTAAATTAAATATTTTCTCTGTCTCTTTTTCTTCTGGAAAAAACCTTGGTCTAATCCAAGATTTTTCGTCAGTTGGATTAAAGCTTCCAACTATTTGCATATAATCAACAGGCTTTCCTCGGAGCCTTAACCCCAGTTGGTCCCAATCGTCAAATGTCAGTTGGTCCATTTCTTCTACCCAAATAAAATCTGCCTTGACTATGCTCTTGGTTCTTTTTTCGTCTTCCATGTGGAAAGTAACAAATTCACTTCCATTTCTTTTACAATAAAAACTATGTTTTGTGTTATTAATCGTCCAATCGTCTTCTGACCCGTTTTCGTATATTCTTTCTTTAAATTCTTTAAATACAGAACCTTCAATATCTACCCCAACTTTTCTTACCCCGTATCCACGAAGCCTTGGGGTTGTGTATAATCTTATGAACGCCTTTTGACTAGCAAATACAGATTTTCCAGAACCTGCCGATCCCCTTAGTATCAAGTAAAAACTCTTGTTGTATAATAGATTTAAATATGAATCGTTAACAACAATGTCCCTTTCTATTGCGCCAACCATTTTTTAATTATTTCTTTGCAGACGCGGCAACAATATTAAGAATAACAGGAATGTTCCTTGAGACGTTTTCCTCCTCCTGTCCATATCCCCTCTTTTTTCCTTTTGTTTTCAACTTAAAAATAATGCACGTTTTGCAAGGCTTTTCTTTATATACGTTTCTCTCTCCTTCTGGGGTTATTTCTTCCACATAAACCCCGTCAATTAAATCGTGCAACTTTTCTTCTGAGAAGTCTAATATATCATCTTCCACGTCGTCATACATCTCTTTATAATCCGGAACAGAACGCAGCCAGTCATAATGCGTTTTTCTTGTTATACCCACGAGCCTGCATGACTTACCAATATGCCCCTTGGTTGCCATCAAAGCCTCGATCATCTTGGCCTGCCTTTTCTTAGCGGTTCTCATTGACATCTTGTAGATATTAATAATAAAAAATAACTTACGAATAGTCGTTTTTTTAAATCGATTAGTACGCCATTCGGAAAGTGAAACTACAACTAATTTCTGTTTAAAAAATCAAGATATAAATGCATATTTGAAGAATAATGATAATAAGTACCAATATCTAGATTTAATTCACTAGCAACCAGTTGTTGCAACTTAGAAAACGCATATTGGTCATTGCAAAATCCAAACCAAAGATCGTTTGACCTCATTAGGACTATTATGTTTAATTTACCGGCTATAACATTAAACCCAATATTCAAAGTGCATGGCGTATCGTGTGAATAAAGATGAGACTCTTTTGCATCATATATTGTAATGAAGCATCTTCTTGAATTTATATCTCTTCTTAATTCGTTGATAACATAGTCAATTTGGTTTCCTCTTTTCCATTGATAACCATAGTTTGAATTAACTATATTATCCCCTGCGTGCATTTTGTCCCAAATTTTAGCATGAAGTTTTATGTCTTCAACGCTATTTTTTCCACTTAAATACCAATTCCATTCTATCTCCGCGTAGTCAATTTTAAATCCTCTCCACGGCGTTTTTATTACATTGTCACTTGGGTTTAGTATCGTAAAAGAAAAATTGAAAACGGCCAGCGTGTTTTGAATACGCTGACCGCTTTCGTTGATTATCTTATATGTTCTTTCGAACGCTTGTTGAGCGTTATGGAAGATCATCAGATTTGACAAAATTGGTTCCCACTATTTCACCGGTTCTATTCTTTACAACATCGTAAGAGTGTTGTATACAATCCTCTATTCTTAACCCTGAAAGATAAGCCAGAGAGGTGAGAACAATAACACAGTCGCCAATTCCATCTTTAATCTTTTCTTTGTCGTTTCGCAAAACTGCAGAAGCAATTTCTCCAACTTCTTCGGCAAGCTTTGCCGTTTGGGTGATGTTATTCCCGTCAAAAAGAATTCGTTTTTCTGCAGCCCAAAGTAAGATATCTCGAAACATAGAATTTTTTTCCATGTGTATTGACTATTTACTTGATTTGCTTGAAAAATCCTTCGGGGGAGCAGGTTTGATTTCTGTTGCCTTTTCCGGGTTGATTAAATACTTGTTACCATTGTCTGCAATGATGTACAAATACGTCCTCCCGTTTTTGTATGGATAATCACGAATGAAATTCCCACAGTGGGTTTCGCCGCTTCTTAGTGTAAATTCATAGCGCTTGTCCGTTGGTGTAACCCTTGGTTTTCCACGTCCCTTTTTTTCATTTGACGTTTTTTCCACGGTTACATTATCAACCTTTACATCTTTCTTTTCTACTTTCTTTGGGGTTGCTTTTTTCGCAACGGGGATTGTTTTTGCAACGGGGGTTGTTTTCGCAACAGCCTGATCAGGGGGGTCGGCTTTTGGTTTTTTCGTTGTTTCTTTTTCGGTTGTTTTCAAGAGGGCGGTTTTTTCTTCTTTTCCTAGCTCTTGTTTCTTCGATTGTACCAGAACCAATGGGTTGGCTACTGGTTTGAATGGTTTCTTAGTATCTTCCATGGTTTAAATTGAATTTTTTTGTTTTAGAACCCAAAGCGTGTTTCTTGATTGTTCTGGAAAAAGTGGTGCAAAAATGTTCGACACAAGATTAGAGTCGTAATACTTAGTCAATGCATCAAACATTTCTTTTTGGGCTTTGTTTAAAAGTGGTTTGTAATCTCTGATTGATGCAAAGGTTCCAAACTTCTGAACAATATCAAAGTGCTTTAAAATGTATTCTTGTAATTCAAAATGATCGAATTCTTGAACGTCGATTCCTCTTTCGTCTCCTGAGTCATAGGTATGGTTTCCAGCCGCCCCCACTTTTGGGTCAAAATTTGGGGTGGACAGGTAATATTTCGCGCATAATTTCCCGCATTTCTTAAAATTGATTAGGAACTTATTCACGTTTTGTTTTCCAACGTGTTCAATAACTTCAAATGACACGACTTTGTCGGCCTGAAAAAGCGAGTAGTCGATTTTCGGTTTCACAAGGTCATCTACGTAGAATTCGGCCCATGGCAAATCAAACTTTTCAGCCGCTTGGTGAACTGTTTTCTTTCGAATATCAATACCAATGTATTTTTTTTGTTTGAATTTATTTCGGTAAAGAACCTCTAAAAGGTTTCCTTTCCCACAACCAAAATCTACCGTTGTTTCTCCAATCTTTGTTTCTCGCAATATGTGCGTCCACCTTAAATAATGGGCGAATTGGTCTCGATGATAAACATGCCTTTCAAATGATGTTTCCGGGTCCAGGTCTGTCGTATTGTAGTTTTTCATTGCTTGGTTTTTTCTAGGTAGTTATTAAGGGCACCCATGTATGCGCATGCGTCGAGCAGGTTATCCTCTTTGTGTCTGTGGGACTCTCTGCTTAACTTTAATGCAATCATTGCATAATACATGTGTTTTACGTCTAGCTTGATGTGCGAGTCAGACATGATATTAAACAACGATGATGCTTTTTCCATCGAGTGATCAATAGGGCCATACTGGCGATCCGCCTCCTCTGATCTGTTGTTAATTATTTGGTCCGCCTCATAAAGAATATTCTTCATCGTTTCATTTTTGTAAAGATAACAAAACTTAGCAAGGTAAAAACGTTTTTAAACATTTTTTTTCAAGTAAACAGTGACTGTATTTTTTTTATTTCCTTAAATGATAGCTGCCTTTTTAATATACCATTCATATCTTCTGTAAATAATAGCTCAAACCCGTTTGCAAAGTCTACTCTATCTGTCATCATGGATTTTATGTGTTCTGTAACAATTTGTTTTTTTAGCTTATCGTTATTACAAAAGATCATCAAGTCGTAAGTATTGTTGGGTTGAATGTTATCAATTATCCAAATCCAAAGCTTAAGTCTGTACTCGACTTGTTTTTTTGTTAACATTATCATGGTTCTGAAATTAGTGTAGGTCTAGGATTATGTTGACTTGTTTTTTTGCCTCTTTAAGGTTGATATCACCGAAAGAATATTTTGAAGAATATCTCGAGGCTATTATCATGTAGTCATTGTTTCCGATAAAAGGCAAAGACCTATAAAAATCGTATCCATGTGTTGCGTTTACATATTTATTTAATATATACCCTGGCCCAATCGGGGCGTCACTTAATTCCTCGAAAGAGAAAATTATCGCTATCCAGAAAGATATCGAATCTCTGCAAATATGGTAATCAAAACCATGCGACATTAATTTTGATCTTACTAGTATTTGGCCCGGGGATAATTTCCCAGATGGTATTTTAAATTCAATAAAGCAGGTTTTTCCAAATAGATTTATTTGAGTGTCTGGAAACCCCGTTGTTAACCCAGTTGCTTTCATTCTGTTAGCGTTTATCACGCTTCTTATTCCTTCATTTGGAATAGAATTAAACAGGGTTTTGTATTCTGGCCATTCATTTACAAACTGTTTATAACACTCGGCTTGTAACCAAGATTCGGAATATCCGGAGTAGATATTATCTTTTGCACGATTATTGTTTTTCAATGTTTTATACAATTTTGTTTTTGTAAACATATCCGATGTGTTTTTGCAACTTCTATATACTA